GTCCGAGCCGGCGGAGGTGAGGAAGTCGGCCTTCAGGAACTTGCCGACGTCCAGGTCGAGGTGCGCCTGCGGGCCGTTGCCGGAGCCGCGGGCGTACCCCTTGAACGCCTGCGAACCCATGAACAGCTCACCGAGGGTCTTGAAGCCGTGGTCCTTGCGTTCGTGGCCGGAGCCGTCGCCGTCTTCGGTGTGGCCCTTGTGCTCGGCGTCCTCGCCCTGCTTGGCTTCGGCGGCCGCGCGGGCGACGATCATGAGCTCGTCGACCTTCTGCTTCTTCTCGATGATCTCTTCGTTGAGGTTGCGGATGTGGTCGAGCTTCGCGGCGGGGTCACCGGCGACCGACTTGACTTTCGACATGTCGTAGGTGGGGCCGGCCTCGGCGAAGATGTCGCGGAGCGACTTGCGCTTGGCGTCGAGTTCGCCGCGCGCTTCTTTCAGCGCGGGGAAGTCGATGATGCGCTCATCGGTTTCGGTGGGCATGATGTGTCCCTTACAGATCGTTGAGGACCGCGACGGAACGGAGCATCAGCAATGCCACCTCTTCGTCGTCGACGGCGCCTTCGGGTGAGTACTCGATGAGGGCCTTCAGCCGCCCGAGGTCGTCGCCGATCCACTCCAGGAGTTCGGTGTTCGACTTCGAGAGGGTCTTGCCCTTCTGAGCGCGCAGAGCGACCACCCGTGCAGCGCTGTCGATCAGCCCGGAGAGCCCAGCCAGGCCCTCCAGGAGCTCGTCGGCGAACTTCACCGGCGAGGTGCCGCGGTCCCGCAGGAGCGGGGGTTCGCGGTCGGCGTCCTTGAGGTGCGACGCCAGGTGCTCCCAGACGGCCTTCCGGTCGTCATCGGAGAGTGCGGCGCCTTTGGCGCCGTTGAGCGCGGCGATCCCGGCCATGCAGGCGCGGAGGTTCGCCGGTCCGCCCACACCGTGGTGGTGCGGGAAGTCGTAGGAGGATTTCGCTTCGGGGTCGCCATCGGGGTCCACCCACGCGAACACGGTGCGCAGCTGGGAGGGCCGCAGGTCGTCGGGGAGGGAGGCGGCGGTCTTCGGGGCGTCCCAGGGGCCGGAGGCGGTCGCGGTCTCGTGGACGGGGACCGCGCGGCGCACGGCCTTCGCGGCCGGGGCGGACTTCGCCGACATCGTCATCGTGCCGACACCGGCACCAATGAGGACCGGGGAGACCTCGTGGACCTTCAGCTTCTTGAGGAAGCGGACGTGCTTGCCGTCGAACTCGCCGAACTCCGATTCGATGACGTCGTACCCGTACGACCATTCCTGGAGCGGACCGAGCTCCTTGACGGTGGTGAACGTGTCCTTCCCGGCGGTGGTATCGAGGAAGAACTTGCCGCGCATGACCGCGCCGGTGCCGATGTCGTTGATCGTGCCCTTCCCGACCGGGAGAACCCCGGACCAGGAGGCGTGGCCGTAGGCGGAGATCTTCGCGGGGGCGCCGTCGTCGAACGCACCCGGCAAGGTGACGTCGCCGTCCTTGTCGATCACGTTGTAGGTCGAGAACAGGGCCTCGACTTCGCCCTTATCGGCGTCCTTGATCTCGACGTGCAGGCTCTTGGTGTCCATTACTCCTCGGTCTCCTCTCCGGATTCCTCCGGCGAGTTGCCGGTTGAAGGCTGCGTGGATTGCTGATTGGCGGGCTGCAGCTGGACGCTGTACAGCCCCGAGTGTTTGAGGAGGCTCCAGTCCTGGGCGTTGACGGCAGCGACGACCGAGGTGGCGGTCATGCCCGCGTCAATGAGGGTGCGGATGGTCTGGGCCTCGGCGGCGTGGATCTTGGCCTGGTCGGCTTCGTCCTTGCGGAGGAAGGCGATGTCGCGGTCGTCGTACCAGAGGGACGCGCCATCGTCGGGGCGGTCGATGAGCACTTCGAGGGAGGCGGCGGCGTCCCTCCACCAGGGGCGGACGGTGCCGTCGGCAAAGCGGTCGCGGGCGGCGGTGAAGTTCCCGGCGTTCAGCGACGAACCGGCGAGCGCTTCGGAGAACCCGACCCACGATGGGGGGACACCGAACGCGGAGGCCAGACGGGATTCGCCCTTGCCGACGGTGGCCGCGAAGTCGAGCTGCTTGAAGTCGACGCCGACGGCTTCGACGTCGGCGCCGCCGGTAAGGAACAGCGTCTTGTAGGCGTTGCGCGAGCCCTGGTGGGAGGACCGGAACTGCTTCACGAACTCGTCGAACGCGTCCTCGGAGGTCTCGCGGTCGAACTTGACCACGAGGTTCGGTGTGGCCGCGTTCTTCAAGAACGCCTGCTTGTGGATCGTCGACTGCGTGTCGGCTTGGATCTCGCGGACCACGGGGGTGATCGGTGACATGCCGCGGAAGCGCGCCTCGGGGTCGGGGTGGGGCGAGAAGTGCGCGACCTCGTCAGGCATGAGCAAGGTGGCGCCAGCGGTCGGGGGATCGACTACGCCGGCGACGGAGTGCACGAGCGGCCGCGGCTCGTACAGGTAGCCGCCGACCTTCGCGTCGAGCCCCCACGGGTTCCCTGAGGGGGCGGTGATGATGATGGTGGTCCAGTCCGGTCGCATGCGGACGATCCGCCGGCCCCGCCCTCGCCGAGAGGCCCGTCCGATCTTCCCGCTGTCGTCGGCGGTGGTGAGGTAGCAGTTCCCGGCCAGGCACGCGTCCTGGTCCATGCGGGCGATGAGGTTCGAGGTGGTGCCGCCGGGCCATGGCCGCTCCAGCAGCGCGAGCTCGGTGCCGCCGAACAGCTCCTGCGGGCGGCCGTTCTTGAACCGGCGCCACTGGAAACGGGCTTCGGACATGACCATCTGCCGGGCGGCCATCAGCGACCAGACGATCCCGTTGCCCTTGAAGCAGTACCGGATGTACGCCTCGAAGTCGTTCTCGATCTGCTCTTCGTCGCCCTGCAGGGAGTACGAGGAGAGCATCGGCGCGCGGGCGGCGTCGTCGGCCCACGACGGCGGCAGCGTGAAGGCCTTGCGGTCTCGGGCCGCGATCTCCCTGCGGCGGTCGGTGATCGCGTCGAGGAAGCTCACGAGCCGCTCTCGATGTCAGGTCCGGGATCGGCCGGCCCCGCCTGCGCCCAGCCGTACTGGACCGCGGCGAACACGAACGAGATCACGCCCCACACGACCCTCCACAGCGACCGGGCGAGCCACCCGATCACCAGGAACGGAATCGCCGCCAGCGCGAGCGCGACCCGCGCGGGGTCGATCGACGCGGCCTTCTGGCGGATCTGATCGACGGGGATGCTTTCGGTCAGCACGGCCACTGGGCCCTCCTTCAGGCGAATGCGAACTTCGGGCGGGCCGGCGGCGCCGCGGGGGTGTACGCGAACGTGGCTGCGTTGAACGGCGAGATGTCGGCGATCGAGGTGGTGCGCGACCACGCGAACCGGTCGCCGACGGGGCGCTTCGCGAGCCCGGCGACCGCGGCATCGAACGCGGCGTTCGTGCGGAACTTGACCTTCTCGTCGGCAACCGCGTTGTAGATCGACATCGCCGCCGAGGCAACGTCTGGATTGGACAGGCGGATGACCTTGACGCCACGGCGTTCGAGCTCGTCGCCGTGGGGCGCGGCAGGCCCGCCGCCGTCGATCACGATCGGCCCGTTCCAGTGCTTGGAGAGGGCCTCGGCGCGGTCGACGAGCCAGGACGTGCCGCCCTTGTGGTCGATCAATTCGATCTCCCCGCCACCGCAGGAGGCGATCGCGCCGGCGGACTGGTCGGGGAGCGCGTCGAGCCCGAACTGCAGGCGCCCTTGCGGGGCGGCGAGCGGGTCGCAGACTTTCTCCCACACCGCGACCGGGAAGACCCGGTCGTGCTCGACGCTGGTCCACTGGTTGCAGAAGCCGCGGCGGAACTCGGAGTCGGACATGGTCTGCCTCGCGTGCTCGACGACCGCGGGTGTGATGGTCCACCCCAGGGCGGGCATGAACTGCCACCACACCTCGGGGTCGTCGATGTCGGCGTCGTCGGGGATGGACCATTCGAAGTAGGCGATGCCCGAGCCGCGGTTGGCGGCCGCGGCGTGGCGGCCCGCTTCGACCTTGCGGCGCAGGTACACCGATTCATCGGTGCCGGCGGTGGAGACGACGAGAAGCTGCGCGTTCGGTTTGGTCGCCATCGCCGGGAGGATCGCTTGCTCGCGGCGGTCGTCGGTGTCGTCGAACGCTTCATCGATGACGCCGAGGTCGAGGACGCGGCCGTGACCGGCCGACGCCGAGGACGCCATGACGTCGATGCGGGATCCGTTGTCCCAGACGATGCCTTCGGACCCGGCGCCGCGCAGGACCCTGCGGACGGCCTTCGACAGGGGCGAGGCCATGAGCACGGGCGCGTAATCGTCGACGACTTTCCGGCGAGCGTCCCACCCGGTCTGCGCGGTGTACGCGACCCGCTGGTTCGGGCCCCACATGAGGCACCGGTCCGCTTTGAGCGAGAGGACGAGCGTCGACTTCCCGGACTGGCGCATGACCGTGACGATCAGTTCCCGGTAGGCCAACAGGCCCGTCGCGGGGTCGATCTCGAGCCCGGTGTCGAACACTTGCCGCTGCCACGGCATCGGCGGCGCACCCAGCAGGGTCGCGACCTTCGCGACCTGCCCGCCGTAGGTGGGTCGGTCAGGTCTGCGCTGGGTCGCCCATCGGGGCGGCGCTTCCGATTTCCTTGAGGGCATTAGCAAGACCGGCGTCGGCGTCGTCATCGGCGCGCCTCACCTCCGCCAGAGCATCCAGGTACTCGCGCCACAGCGCGGCCTTCGTCGGGTCCTCGTCGAGCGCGGCGGCCATCGACCGCAGTGCCTGCACGGCCGCGGCGTCGACCTCTTCGACTTTCCTGGTGGACTCCAGGCACACCAGGGTCTTCTCCAGCGCTTGGGCGTTCGTGAGCTTCTTCATCACCACTCCCGGGAAGCTCCGGCACCGCCACCGGCGCGGCGCGCGTACCAGTCCTGGACGAGCCGCACGAAGTACGGCGGCCGGCCTGCCGCAGCGGCTTGCTTGAGGACGGTGTCGATCCCCGGGTCGACCACGATCACCTCGTGGTGGGGGAACATCGACTCCGCATTCGGGTTCGTCGAGATGATCCACGCGTGCTCGGCGTCGACCTCGCCGCGGCGCAGCTTCGTCAGCACGGCGCCGCGCGCGATCGAGGCGACATCGTGTCGCTGGGTCGAACCGCGGGGCAGCTCGGGCCCGAACGCCTTCGAGATCTCGTCGTAGTCCACGACCACGTCCCGCACGGTCGCCTTCCGGCGCACCAGCGTCGACTTCCCGGCGCCGGGCGGGCCGACGACGAGGATGATCCGGCACTTCGCGCGCCGCCAGCCGTTGTTGGCCTTCTCCGACCCGGCCCGGCCGGCGTTGCACGCGCGGCACGCGGGCCGCAGGTTCGAACGGTCCAGGCGCGGCCCGCCGGCGTCGACGGGGATGATGTGGTCGACTTCGGTCGCGACCTTGGTGCACTTCGGACCCTGGATCGCGCACACCCGGGACCCATCGAGGACCGCGGCGCGAACGCGGCGCCAATCCGACCCGTACGTCGAGGCCCCCATACCGTCCCCCTGCGCAGGTCAGGGGCCAGGATCCGGGGCGCAGGTGGGGCTCCCGAGAGGCGGCCGGGGGCGAAAAATTCGACCGAATATAGATTCACGCGCCGGCTCGTCGTATTGGGCCCCT